CACCACGGGTACCGACAAGGGCGGGGAAGTCAACATGTTTGACTTCTTCGACATTGACTACAACCAGTACAAGTACCTGATGGAGTGCCGCATGTCGGGCGCTCTCACCAAGTACCGTTCCGCTCTGACCCTGACCCAGTTCAGTGGTGCTGGCGGAATGCTGGCTGACCCGGAGGCCCCGACCTTCGACAACGTCACTGGTGTCGGCACGATTCCGGACCCGACTGGCCTGCACTACACCTACGTCACTGTGGCCGACGACGGCACCGAGAGCTCGGCTCTCACCGCTGGCGCGCAGACCGCAGTTGGCGCCGGCGTGTACGTCACCTACCGTGCCAAGCCAGACTCGACCTACGCCTTCTCCACCGACAACTTCGAGTGGACCTTCCGCAGGGACAGCTAATCATCAAGGGAGTATAGCTTATGCGGTTCTCTGGAGCCGTAGGCTATGCCACCAGCACGCAGACGGCTCTGGGCGTCTGGGAGGAAGTCATCACCGAGAAATCATACTACGGCGATGTCATCCGGAATTCCCGGCGCCTGGAGCCTCCTGCGCAGGTTCCTCCAGGAACGAATCCGAATCTCGCACTAGAGAACTCGTTCAGCATCCTGGCGGACGAGCAAGCCTACGCGGATTTCATTAATATCAGGTATATCGTTTGGGAGGGACATCGCTGGACTGTCACTAACGTGGAAGTCCGTCGTCCTAGACTCATATTTACAGTCGGAGAGTTGTGGAATGGGAACACGCCTTGAGTTCCATGTCGCGCTAGAAGATCTTTTCGGCGACCTGGATAACGAGGTTAATCTATATTTCCAGCCGCCGACTAACGTGACTATGGTCTACCCTGCCATCGTCTACAATAAGGATATTCGCGCGGTAGATTACGCGGATAACGATATTTACCGCAACACGCTCCGGTATCAGGTCACGGTGATCGATCGTGATCCGGACAGCTTGCTGCCAGATCTCGTTGGCGGGATGCGTTTCTCAACTAGGGTGAGGCATTTCACCACCGAAGGCCTGCATCACGACATATTTTACGTTTACTTCTGAGGAGGAAGTAATGGCAGTACTTTCCTTTGACGCTGCCGGCGACAAGCTGTTCGAAGCCGGTGTCGACAAGGGCGTTCTCTACCCGATCAACTCAGTCTCTGGTCTCTACGACAATGGCTTTGCGTGGAATGGCCTGACTGCGGTCAACGAGAAGCCCGATGGTGCGAGTCCCAACCGCACCTACGCAGACAACATTCTGTACTCGACGCTGCTGAGCGCCGAGACTTTCGGCGGCACCATCCAGGCATACACCTACCCTGACGAGTTCGCGGCCTGTGACGGCTCCGCGACGCCAGCTGATGGTGTTCTGGTTGGCCAGCAGGCCCGAGCGACCTTCGGTCTGTCGTACCGGACCAAGGTCGGAAACGATGCTTCTTCGGATCTCGGATACAAGCTGCACCTCGTGTACGGGGCACTGGCTTCTCCGTCCGAGAAGGACTACGTCACGATCAACGACTCGCCGGCTCCGGTGGAATTCTCCTGGGACTTCAACTGCACGCCGGTCGCAGTCACTGGTCTGGAGCCGACCTGCCTGATCATCATCGACAGCACCAAGGTCGATTCCGGCGCTCTGTCCGATCTGGAGGACTTCCTGTACGGTACGGTGAGCGACGACCCGACGCTGCCGCCGCCGGACTCCGTGCTTGCTCTGTTCACCGGCAGCATCACGGCGATCAACCTGACTGCGGCGACGTTCGACGGTGCTCACACCATCACGATCCCGTCGCAGACCGGTGCGACCTGGTACGTCGACGACGTGCTGCACGCTGCCGGCTCGGTCACGCTCACCACTGGCCAGTCCAAGGTGGTGCGCGCTGTCCCGGCTGCCGGCTACGTGTTCAACCAGCCGGTCGACACGGAATACGTGTTCACGTTCGTCAGCTGATCGAAGGAGGAGGGCGAATGCTCCGGCTCAAGGTTGTCACAACAGAAGCATACGATGAAGCTCTCGGCAGGTTCGTCGAGGGTAACTACGTTGTTCTGGAGCTGGAGCATTCGCTCGCTTCTGTGTCAAAATGGGAGTCCAAATGGGAAATCCCATTCCTGCACAGCGATAAGAAGACCAACGAGCAGGTTCTGGATTACATCCGCATGATGTATTCTGGGGCAGTATTCCCTGAAGAGCTTGTTCAGCACCTCACCAAGCAGAATTACGACGACATTAACGATTACATCAACGCGAAGATGACGGCGACAACGTTCAGGGAGATAAAGAAGCCAGCCAGCAAAGAGATCGTAACCACCGAGCTGATCTATTACTGGATGATCTCGCTTGGTATACCTTTCGAATGCGAGAGCTGGCATCTCAACAAACTGCTGACCCTCATCAAGGTGTGCAATATCAAGAACCAGAAGCCCACCAAGATGTCCAGGCAGGAAGCAGTAGCTCAGCAACGTAGTCTGAACGCCGAGAGGCGCAAAGCGATGGGGAGTAAGGGGTGACTAGGGTAATCTGGGACGACATACCTAGTCGTCTCTATCACACTGGGATTGACCGCGGGATGCTCTACATTCCACAAGCTCTTCCGGTTCCAATTGCTGTTCCCTGGACCGGACTAGTGAGCATTACAGAGGATCCTGACGGTGGCGATGGACAAGCATACTTCATCGATGGCCGTAAGCACCAGAACACAGCTGCGGCAGAAAGTTACAAAGCGACACTCGAGGCTTTGTGGGCGCCAAAGGAGTTCTATCCTTGTGCTGGATGGAACGAGCTGTCGATCGGGCTGTTTGCAGTGGATCAGCCAAGAGCTTCGTTTGGTTTCTCATACCGGACGAAAATAGGAAGTTACGCTCAGGGCACGGATTATGGCTACAGGATTCACGTCATATTTAACGCGACTGCCCAGATCTCTAACTTCACCCACGCTACGGTAACCAACAGCCCACAGCCGAAGACGCATTCTTGGACGGTCACGGCCTGTCCGTCGATCGAGGCATATTCTGGCGCAGTGGCAGATAGCCGTCAGACAGCGCACATCGTATTTGATACCAGGCATGTCAGCGAGACTGGTATCAAGTTCCTTGAGAACATTCTCTATGGATACGATAACGGCGATCCGCGGCTTCCCACCATCGCTGAGCTTCAGGCGCTCAGAGTTCTTACGGACTCTACTGGTGGCGTCGATCTCAAGAAGCCGGCGATTGATGGCGCAGGAATCCTGACTGGGAACTACGCTGATGTTTACCTGCCTAAGCCATCACTCTCAGGACACGATTAGGAGTAGCTATGACGCGTGTGTCTTGGGAAGATACTGACAAGTTCTATGCCGAGGGAATCGAAAAGGGAGTTCTTTATCCCCAATTTTCCCCGGGGGTACCTTGGACAGGATTGATATCTGTAACCGAAGGTGCCGACTCAACTCCGTCAGCGTTGTACATCGATGGGCAGAAAGTCAGGGATCATATTGTCCCGACAGTCTTCTCAGGGACGATAGTGGCGTATACATATCCTGATGAATTCGAGCCTTGCATCGGTGTAGCATCAGGAATGGCCTCTCAGCCAAGGAAAGACTTTGGCCTGGCTTACCGGGACAATCGTTCTATTCACCTGATCTACAATGCTCAGGCGGCCCCGTCAAGTGATCAGTATCAGACGCTTGGCGGGGACATCAGCCCGGTGAACTTCTCATGGGACATTAGCACGACTCCTGTTGATGTCCCTTTCGCAAGACCAACAGCCAGGCTTGTCATATCTCTGGACTATGCAGATCCAGCGGCCATAGCAGATCTAGAAGACATCATCTACGGTAATGATATTTCAGATCCAGTTCTTCCAGATCCGGCCACGGTCATTGACATATTTGAGTCACATACGACTCTCCGGATCACGGACAATGGAGATGGAACGTGGACTGCAGATGGGCCGGATACTGTGATCACGATGCTGGATTCGGAAACATTCCAGATCGACTGGCCATCAGCGGTATACATGGCCAGCGACTCAAGCGAGTACCGCATATTTTCACTCTGATCGAGGAGGGTAGATGGCAACCGTAACCGGCAAGACCGCCGATGCGATGGATGCTATCGCAGACGCAAGCATCGTCACCGGGGCGGTTGATGGATCGGGTCATCTGATTCTCACTACTCACGGAGGAGATGACGTCGACGCGGGTCAGGTGGTTGGCCATACAGGCGCAACTGGCGCAACTGGTGCAACCGGGGCAACTGGTCCAGCAGGTCCTACAGGCCCATCAGGAGCTGTGCCTGGTCTCATCAACATGTGGGGAACGGGTAGCGCTCCTACCGGATGGCTTCTCTGTGATGGGTCTGCAGTTTCCCGCACTACATATTCTGCCTTGTTTGCAGTTATAGGAACGACATTCGGTACTGGTGACGGTTCAACCACGTTCAACTTGCCGAACATGCAGGGCAAGTATGCCCGGATGGACACCGCAGATCTGGGTGGTACCGGCGGCGCTGCTACTCATGATCACGATCTTGATGGCGGTACTCCGACAGGTTATGCACAGATCGCTATCACAGACGGTGCAGGCCCGAACATTCAGATGCGTCGTTTCGACACAGCATCTCCTACCTGGACCACAAACATAGGTTATACGCCGGGCGGTTCGCTTATTGCTAGCGAATCTAACAGCAAGCCTTATGGTGCATATCTTGCGGGCCATACAGCCTCGTCGAGCAGTCTTCCGCCATATCTCAACATCAACTTCATCATCAAGACCTGATCAGGAGCAGCCATGTCGCTTATTGTTTTCAGTGGCAGTGGCGATTTCAGCAGAACTGAACGATTTCTTGCGAAACTCCAGCACGGAAACATGTACCGGTCCGTTTCGGCTCTGGCCCAGCAAGGTGTCGATGCGCTTTCGGCAGCTACTCCCGTTGAATCTGGGATCACGGCTGCTTCCTGGAGCTCTGAAGTTCAGTTCACCCTGGGCGGATGCACAATCTGGTGGCGCAACAATCACGTTGACTCAGAAGGAGTACCGATCGCGATCATGCTCCAAACGGGGCATGGGACAGGTACGGGTGGGTACGTGCAAGGACGAGATTACATAAACCCTGCAATCAGGCCGGTAATGGACTCGATTGCCAATGCTGTGTGGAGGGAGGTGACGTCGGATGGCTAACGTTGATGAACGAATAGTCGAGATGCAGTTCAAGGGATCTCAGTTTGTCGCTGAAGTTTCAGGATCTCTCAAGGCAATTCTGAGCTTGAAGAGTGGGCTGAACAACCTTAAGGGCTCTGAGAAAGATCTGAACGATCTTGATGCTGCAGGAAAGCGTTTCTCTCTGTCCGGAATGGCTCAGGGAATTGACAACGTTACACATCACTTCAGCCTGATGCGTATCGCAGGCTTGACGGCGTTCACTTCCCTGGTCAGGCAGGGCCTGTTTGCAGGTGAACGTCTTCTCTCAGCATTTACGATCGACCCCATCAAGGCCGGTCTGGATGTTTATGAGACCAAGATCAACGCTATTCAGACGATTCTTGCCAACACACAGGCCGAAGGTACCAAACTCAAGGACGTTACGGCAGCTCTGAACCAGCTGAACGACTACGCCAACAAGACCGTTTACAACTTTGGTCAGATGGCGCACAACATTGGCACCTTTACCGCGGCTGGCGTTAACCTGAAGACCTCGGTTGCCTCGATCAAGGGTATCGCCAACCTGGCAGCTCTGTCTGGGTCGAGTGCTGAGCAGGCTTCGACTGGTATGTACCAGCTTTCACAGGCAATCGCCGCTGGTACGGTTAAACTGCAGGACTGGAACTCGGTCGTCAATGCTGGGTTCGGTGGTAAGGTCTTCCAGAAAGCTCTGATCGATACTGCCCGGGCTCAGGGTGTTTCTGTCGACGCTATGATCAAGAAGTACGGAAGCTTCAGGCAGTCCTTGCAGAGCGGCTGGCTTTCGGCTAAGGTTCTGACCGCAACATTGTCAGAATTTACTGGCGACCTGTCGGCCAAGCAGCTTAGAGCGATGGGCTTCACCAACCAGGAAACTGAAGCCATCCTTAAGCAGGCAAAGGCTGCTGTTGCTTCGGCTACTCAGATCAGGACTATTACGCAGCTCTTCCAGGCTCTTAAGGAAGAAGTTGCTACGGCTTGGGCGAACGTCTTCGAAGCTATCATCGGCAACAACATCGAGGCGACCAAGACTCTTTCGGCATTCCACAACGTTGCCGAGAACGCTCTGACTGCTCCACTGAAGAACTTGGCGAAGTTCTTTACTGAATTTAATAACCTGGGCGGCCGGTTCCTGATCATTGACAACATCAAGAAGCTGTTCGGTGATCTTGGCCTTATTCTGCATACTGTGGGCGAAGCTTTCCGTGAAGTGTTCCCATCGAATGGTGGAAGCGCTGCTCTGAGTTTGCTTCACATCACGCTGGCTTTGCGCAGCTTCATCATAGCGCTCACGCCCAGCAAGCAGACGCTGCAGGAATTCAAGGACATCTTCGTCGGGGTCTTTTCAGTAATCAAGATCGTCATCGATGTCATCAAGGCCTTTATCGGCGGCATCTTCCAGATCGGTGCGGCTACAGGAAAGGCTAGTGGGGGATTCCTCGCTTTCCTTGCCATGATTGGCCGGTTCGTTACCCGTATCAGGGAAGCCATCGAGAACGGGACTGCGCTTCAGACCTTCTTCAGGACACTGGGCGCTATCCTTGCCTTCCCGATCAAGGTTCTCGGCGCTATCATCGATAAGCTGACCGGATTCGGCGGTGCTGCCGGAAAGGCTACCGGCGCCATTAGCGGTTTCGTTCAGAAGGTCGGCGACGTCTTCCGGAAACTCGGTCAGGTAATCGTCACCGCTATCCAGAACGGCGATCTCAACCAGGTCGCCTCGATTATAGACAAGCTGCTGCTCGGCGGAGTGCTGCTTTCGATCAGGAAGTTCTTCAACAACCTAGGCAAGGGGAGCGGTGGCGGCAAAGGCCTGTTCGGAACGATCAAGGAGTCGTTCGAAAGTCTCACAAAGACCCTTGAGGTCATGCAGGCTAACCTCAAGGCGGCGATCCTTGAGCACATCGCTATTGCCGTGGCACTACTTGCGGCCTCGCTTCTAGTCCTTTCACTGATCAACGTCGGCAACCTCACCAAGGCTCTGTCTGCCATCACCGCCATGTTCGTTCAGCTGCTGTCTGCTATGGCAGTGCTGACCAAGATCGGCGGGGCTGCTGGAATCGTCAAAATGGCAGCGATCGGGATCGCTCTTAACCTGCTGGCAAGTGCGATTGTCATCCTGGCAGGTGCTGTGGCGATTCTGGCACAATTCAGCTGGTCGCAACTTACCCGCGGCCTGGCTGCAATTGCGGCACTTCTGGCAGAGCTGGTCGTAACCTCGCAAATCATGGCGAAAAATGCCCCGGGGTTGATTTTGACTGCAACAGCCATGATCGTTATAGCAACAGCTATCAACATCCTGGCTCTAGCCGTCGCTCAGCTCGGAAAGATGGACTTTGGCACCCTCGCCAAGGGCATCGGGTCGATTGGCGTGCTTCTTGGGATCATGGCCGGCTTCAATGCCATCAGTGGTGCTCAGCTGGTTACGACTGCAGCAGCAATGCTTGTGCTCAGCAGCGCCTTGCTGGTGCTGTCTCAGGTCGTATCGAACCTCGGTTCACTATCTATCGGCACGCTTGCCAAGGGCTTGATCAGCATGGCTCTGGCGCTGGGCATCATCGTTGCAGCAATGCTCGTTATGCCTGCGGCTATTCCAGGCGCATTGGCATTGGTGATCGTAGCCAGTGGGCTGCTGATTCTGTCTCAGGCTCTGGCTCAGATGGGTTCTCAATCGTGGGGATCCGTAGCCAAGGCTCTGGTAGAGCTTGCGGCATCACTACTCATCATTGCCGCAGCTATGGCGTTGATGACTGGTGCGTTGCCAGGAGCAGCGGCTCTGCTTGTGGTGGCTGCTTCTCTTGCGATTCTGACTCCTGTTCTCCTGGCTCTTGGCCAGATGTCCTGGGAATCGATCGCCAAGGGACTGGCAACACTAGCCGGTGTCTTCCTTATTCTGGCAGCTGCAGGAATTCTGCTTACGCCTCTAGTCCCTACTTTGCTGGGTCTTGGCCTGGCGATTGCCCTTATTGGGGTAGGTATCGCCGCGGCGGGAGCAGGAGTTTTCCTCTTCTCAGCAGGTCTGACGGCACTGTCTATAGCAGTCACGGCTTCGGGCGCGGCTATATTGTCGTTCATCACGAGCATTGTCGGTATCATCCCCTCAGTGTTCAGGCAGCTGGGCCTTGGTATTGTCGCTCTGGCGACAGCGCTGGGATCCGGTGCGGTGGCGATCGAAAACGCACTCGTCGCTATTGGATCTGCGCTACTTGACGGCATCATAAAGCTGGCGCCCAAGGGGGCTCACGCTTTCGCCGTCGTGATGACAGCCATTCTTGGTGCCATCAACAAGTATTCAGGCCCGATGATCAACACATTCATCAATCTGACTATCAGGTTCATAAACGCTCTTGCTAATGCCGCTCCAAGGTTTGTTTCTGCCGGTACACGGCTGATGGTGAACCTGCTGAATGGCCTTGCTAACAACATCGGTAAAGTGGCCAATGCTGGTACTAATGCTGTGGTGGCGTTCATAAATGCTATCGGTAACAGTGTTCAGCGAATTGTCAACGCCGGTGTAAACATGGTTATCCGGCTGGTAAACGGAATTGCTGACAAGATCAGGAATAGCAGCCAGCAAATTCACGCGGCGGCACATAACCTTGCAAGTGCGATCATTCAGGGTATGGTGGCAGGTATTACCGGAGGTATCGGCGCAGTTGTCGACGCCGCACGGAATATGGCCTCCAACGCTCTGCATGCCGCGATGAACTTCCTGGGGATCAACTCCCCATCCAAGGAGTTCTTCAAGGTTGGTTATGGCACCGGTGAGGGTCAGGCGCTTGGCACGATCGCTTCTATCCCGCGGGTTGTGTCTGCTTCAGAGAGAATGGGACGGGCAGCTCTGAGTGCGATCAGTGACACTCTGGCGAGCACCGATGTCACCGGAGCTCTGGATCTGCAGCCTAAGATTACTCCAGTTCTCGACCTTACTCAGGTTAAGGCTGGTGCTGGTGAACTGAGCAACCTGACCAAGGATCAGCTGATTGCTGCTTCATCAACGTCAGCGGTTCAGTCCATATCTGCAGCGAATGCTGCCGCCGCAGCGGCTCAAGCGGCTGGTGCTGCAACCAAGCAAAACAACGTCACATTCAACCAGTACAACACTTCGCCGGCAGCCCTGTCTACGGCGGATATTTACCGTAAGACAAACAATCAGCTGTCCAAGGTGAAGGGAGCGCTAGCTAATGCTAACAGCGGTTAATGTCATAAACGCTGTCGGCGATTCTCTGGTCCTCTCTGTCCTGGACAACTCAAATGGATACACGATCAGGGAGATCACTGGGCTGGACCCCGTTAACGCGACCTTGACGACGTCGTCAATGGCTCAAATGGACGGGGCCCAGTTCCAGAATGCCCGGCGAGACACACGCAACATCGTCATCAAACTTGGCCTGGATCCAGACTATACCGAGCAAACAGTAGCCTCACTCAGGTCAAATCTGTACAATTATCTCATGCCCAAGGAAAACATCACTCTTCAGTTCGAAATCGATGGCGATTACGTTTACACTTGTACAGGCCAGGTTGAGACTTTCGAGAATGCGATGTTCTCAGCCGATCCTGAGGTCGATATTTCCATCGTCTGTTATGATCCTGACTTCTACTATATCTCAGCGGAAGAAGTTGGCGTCGAAACAGTGGATGGGACTGTGCAGACTGCCATCGAATATGCAGGAACGTCGGATACAGGATTTATATTTACCATGACCCTGACTGAAGACCTGCCTGATGGATTCGCTCTCTACAACACTCCGCCGGCAAATGAATATCAGGGCATGGTAATCGAAGCAGCCCTTCTGACCGACGACATCATCACAGTCAACACCATCAAGGGACAGAAGGCTATAACTCTCAACCGGGACGGTAATGAGAGTTCGCTTCTCTACGCTCTCCAGATCGGTTATATTTGGCTCTTCCTGCATAAGGGAACCAACTACTTCAGGGCGTATGCTGACTCTGAAGATCCGATCGACGGAACAGTTACCTACACGGCCAGATACGGAGGGATTTGATGTATGAGTGGTTCACACTCGATTCTTCTCTCCGCAGAGATCAGCTAATTGAGGGATTCGAATCGATTATCTGGACTGAGCGATATTCTGATCTGGGAGATGTCACTATCGTCACTAAGTCGACGTATGCCAACCGGACACTGCTTTCCCCTGGAACAAGAATCAGCAAAACGGGGTCTACATACGTTGCGGTTCTGGACACGATCGATGACGATACCGATCAAGAAGGCAAGCGGATGATCACCGTCACCGGAAAGATGTTTGAGAACATTCTGAACGACCGGATGGCGATGCCAGCTCTTTCCAATCTTGCCGAAACACCCGCATGGACTGTTACCGGAACACCAGGCGACATAGTCAGGCAGATGTTCCATGAGATCTGTGTCTATGGCGTTCTCAGCGCACTGGACACGATTCCTTTCTTCACCGAGGGAACTCTGCTGCCGGCAGGGAATCTTCCGGAGCCTTCAGATGTAGTTACAATCTCGGCTCCGCCTGACACTCTGTTCAACACCATCAAGAAGATATGCGACACATTCGGCCTGGGGTTCAGGTTCGCCAAAAACGGTGACTTGGGCGAGATATACTTCGAGGTCTACACGGGCAGCGACCGGTCTTCTGGTCAGAGTGAATTGCCTGCGATCATATTTGACGCTCAGCTTGAGAATCTGTCTCAGATCAGGCTGCTGTCGTCAACAGCAATCAAGAAGACCGTGGCGTATGTATATTCCCAGAACGGGGCGGTCATGGTCTATGCTCCCACAGCGACTGAACTGGAGACTGGATCAGAAAGAAGAGTCCTGTTCGTCAACTCAAGTAATACTTCTGAGGCAGGCCCAGACCTTGACGCCGCCTTGACTCAGGAAGGGCTTATCGCTCTGGCCTCGCAGCGTGAGGTATATTCTTTCGACGGCCAGCTTCCTCCCTCGGTCCCACTCGTTTATGGCGTGGACTACAATCTGGGGGATATTGTCGAAGAACGTTCCTCAAGTGGCTTCGGCAATCTCATGGTCGTAACCGAGCAGATATTTGTCTCGGATAATCAAGGCGACAGATCGTATCCCACTCTTTCAATCAGTCTTGCCATCACGCCTGGATCCTGGGTTGCCTGGGATGGCGCTGAGGACTGGGCTGATGTCGATCCCGGCATCGAATGGGCCGATCTTTAAGGAGGTATATTCATGCCTGTTGGAGATGATGCTACTGCTGCAGGATTCCCTCTAGTCCCGGCGAGTGGCACAGGCAGTGAAGTACATAACGGCTATCTGGAGATCAACCGGACGAGAGACTTTGTCGCACAGGTGAAAGCTCTTGTCCTGAGTGTTTGGCCAGTCAGCAGAGGTGGAACCGGATCGGCGAACGCTGCCGGTGCAAGGAACAACCTCGGCATATATTCAGGCACAGACGCTCCTTCAGACGTCGTCGGAGGAAACGTAGATGGGAACATCTACATTCAGATACAGAGTTAGCCATGACATCAGTTACTAAGTCCAATGATCTGGGTAATGGCGGAAAGATGTACATCACCATTACCCTGGTGTCGCAGAATAAAACTGCGAATACTTCGTATCTGCATGTGTATGGCGAGCTCCAGAATAACAACAACTTCTCGACCGGTGGTAATGGGCCTGGATGTTTCTGTTCACTGGCTGGTACCCAGTACGACAGCGATACGTTCAGCAGTTTCTTCGATGCTCATGAGCGAAGAACCATTATCAGCCATTATTTCTCGGTTAGTCATGGCAGCGACGGTGATCTCACTGTTCACTGGACCTTCCATATCGGCAACACCAGTACCACTACATTCGGTGGCCAGCGGGAAGTAGACGCCAGCCTTACCGTTCCTCATATCAATCAGCCGCCAAGTAAACCCGGTACGCCATCAGTAACCGCAATCGCGGCGGATTCCATCGACTTGACGTGGACTGCGCCGACAGATAATGGCGGATCTTCGATCACTGACTATATTGTCAGAAGATATGACGGTCCAGCAGCAAGCGGAACACATATAGATAGCAGCGGTCTTGAACGAGTCCGGCATATTACCGGCCTGGTTCCTGGTGCGACTTATACATTCACCGTCATTGCCAAGAATGGATCAGAAATCAATAGTGGTACATCTGTTCCATCAAACCCGCGGACTATTACCATGGAACCTGGCCCGAACGTCAGGGTAGCAGGAGAATGGAAGAAATCGGTGTGCTGGGTTAGATCGGATGGTGAATGGCTGCAAGGGAAACCATATATCAGGTCGGGTGGGACCTGGGAACCTGCTATCTGAATAGAGGGAGAAGGTGAAATGGCAAGAGTGGATCCGATCAGGATTCCGGGACATGATTCTGCTGGGCTTCGGCATGTGGGTGGTCTGGACACAGGTCTACGCAAAGAGCCCGAATGGCTATCTGATCCTGGTGGGGTTCGGCTGCATGGTCCCGTCAGCTCGCGCAGCTATTATTTCTGTCTTGTCCGGTCCTGGTTCATCATCATCTTCGCCGGAGCAACAGCAACGGGGGCGGCACAGGCGCTCTTCAGAGGACATTGGTAATGAAGACGACGAGTGAACGCCGGGGATATGTGATCCTGGTAGGAATGTCTTTCCTCCTGACAATTCTGACAATCATGTTCTGTGCCAGAATTGTCGACGGTGCAAACCAGAGAACCTGTGATGTCATCCATATCGCACTGATCTATCCGGTGCCTAAACCAGTAGGAAAACAAGACACCGTTCTTAAACAGTCGCTATACAGACGATATCTGGCGTATGAGAAACTCTCACAGGAGCTCAAATGTCCAATCAGCCGGTAAAGGGGAGGGAGCGCCGGGCATATATCATTCTGGTTGGGATATCTGTTGTCCTGTCCCTGCTGTCGATCATGTACAGCGTCAGGCTGGTCAACGGCAGTAATCATCAGTGGTGCGATATCGTCAACACGATTGTCGTCACCCCGATCCCGAAACCAGTAGATCCAAAAACTCATCCAAGCCGGGAGCGGGCTTACGAGTATTACCAGAAGTTCCTCAAGCTCGACCATTCACTAGGTTGCAAGTAACCAAGAAGGAGAACAATGGACGTCCAGCAGTTCCTCGTTACCAAGGCCGCCGTCGACGCTGAGGCTCCGCAGGGTGCCTGGGCCGATGCGCCGGATCTGGCTGCCTCGACCGTGGCGATGGTCAACGACTCTGGCTACGACGTGGCGGTGTATGTCAGCTCCGGCACCGTGACCGTCATCAAGGTTGACGACGTCACTACGGGCCTGACCTCGGGCAGTTTCGTGCTGCGATCGGGCAGTGCCCTGAAGATCACCTACTCGGTGGCGCCGACTCTGGCGTGGGTTTACGCGTAACCGCACTATCAAGGAGAGGAAATGCAGGTAAATCTGAGTAACAAGACGTACGACGTCCTCATGGTCATAGCGCAGATCATTCTGCCGGCCCTGGGGACACTGTACGCAACAGTCTCTGGCATTCTGGGGCTCCCTGCGACCGAACAGGTCCTGGGAATCATCGCGGCTGTTGACACCTTCCTGGGAACAATCCTGAAGATGTCTTCGGCCAAGTATGAGCCAGAGGTTGCTGGCCATATCGCTATCGATGATAGCGGGGCAAAGAAGGTCTACCAGATACAAATGCACGGTGACCCGGAACAAGTCCTTGATGGCAAGGACAGCGTCGTGCTGAGTGTCGGCCCAGGTGACCTTCTGAAGGACACGCCCAAGACCTGATCGCGGGAAAAACATATCCTCTAGTGAGACCCGAAGGAAGGAGAGGTGTGTTTAACCGCAACCCGAAGGATGAAGCGACACCGCTCGAAGGAACGATCAACAGCCTCATCTCGCATCTCGAGACCCTGGAACCCGGAACTGAGCTCTATCAAGAGACCGTTGCAGCACTGAAGGTGCTCGTCGAAGCCCGTGCGATCGAGAAGACCGCAAACCGGAAAGCTTCGGTAAGCCCCGACGTGATTGCCGCCATGATTGGGCATCTGGCCGGGATCGCCATGATCATCGGATTCGAGAAGGCACATGTGATCACTTCGAAAGCATTGCCCTTCGTCCAGAAGATCAGGTAACAACCGTTCTACCCGAGGTTGAAGAGCGGCGGCTCCGTGCAGGAGCAGATAAGATTCCCCCCTGCACGGAGTCACCGTTTTACAAGTCCTATCAACATTTCGTAAAATTAAGGAGAACCAAAATGGCTAGTGATGCAGATCGTCAGGCCGCGGCAGAGAAGATCGTCGACAAGCAC